TTTATCCTTGCTCCAGTCTGCTAATTTTTTACCGTTCTTAATTAACCATTCTGCAAACTTTTCAGGATTTAGATATTCATTTACAACACAACTTCTACCAAATTTAGTAAAGCCTTCGTAGTACTGGCTTTTAATAAAATCTTCTTGGCTTTTTGGTTTGCTTACAGTTGTATTCATTTCATAAAACATTTGAAAGACACGATAACCTAATCTAGTGTGAGTCATATCTCTGTCTGCCCATCTACGTTTTTTTACGCACATGTGGGCACTCAATGTTCGCTCACTGCTAAAACTTTTATCACACCACTTACAAGTTAGATTACTTGCCAAAGATGTCTTTGATTGATTTGTCATCGTACCCATTTTCTTTTGCGTATTCTTTTAAGTCATCGATAGTATTTAAATTTATCATATTTTCTATATCTTCTATCTTCATATGCGGGTATAGATTACTAATAAAATCAAATATCTTATTTTTCTTTTTTCTGCTGTTAGGTGGTTTTAAATATGGATGGAAGCCTATTTTACCAGTACCACAGGCACTTAATAATAACCATTGCAATTCAGGGTGTTTACTCACTTCCATAAACTGATAATTTACAAGTTCGTTAGTCATGTAAATATAATTTGCGGCATCTCTGCCTTGCACACTGCTACAATACCTCATCATCATCCATGCACTGAATGCCTTCTTTTGTTCATCTGTAAGTCTATTGTAAAAGCCTCTATCTTTTTTATCAATAGCCGCCATTACATCTTTCAGAGGTATTTGTGGTGCCTTCTTGGCCATTACTCGCCCTCAAATTCTGTTAATGTTTCAACGTTATATCCGCTGTCTCTTATTATAGCACTTCCTTTTAAATTGGGCAAGTCTATTACTGCTAAAATTTGTATTTTTTCTTTTGGAATATGCCACTCTTCGTGTATTAAATCAGCACATGCTAATGCTGTTCCGCCTGTTGCAATTAAATCATCTATGATAGTAACATTGCCCTCTATGGGAGAAATTCGTTGAATATGTAATTCTGTTGAACCGTACTCTAAATCAAAACTTTTACTAACAGTTTCATTTGGTAACTTACCTGGTTTTCGTGCAGGAACAAAAGGTAATCTTAGTTTATTAGCAACCGGAGTACCGAAAATGAATCCTCTACTTTCTATACCTATAATAACATCTGCTCTAAACCGATGTACATGATAGCATAAATTTGTTAGTACACTATCAAATGCATCAGGAACCTCCAACAAACTTGTAATATCTCTGTACTGTACTCCCGGTATAGGAAAATCTGGTATGGTTCTTATTGTATCTTTAAACTCCATATTTAAATAAATCCACCTTTTCCCATGGCAAATCTTGTTTACCAAAATGTCCATAGTTTGTTGTTCTTGTTAAATCCAATTCAAATAAATTAAATTTGTCTATAATACCTTTAGGTGTTAAATCAACATTTTCAGTAATCCAATCTACTAAATCTGTTCTAACTTCACCGTCAGCATAAACATACACACTAGTCGGTTCTACAACACCAATAGCATAACTTAATTGTACTGTGGCATTGTTTGCCTTACCACTTGCTACAATGTTCTTCGCCAAATATCTAGCCATATATGCCGCTGATCTGTCGACCTTAGTGCAGTCCTTACCTGAAAAAGCACCACCGCCATGTGGAGCATACCCACCATAAGTATCAACAATAATTTTTCGTCCAGTAAGTCCAGTATCTCCATCAGGTCCTCCAATTACAAATCTTCCAGTAGGATTAATTAAAAATTCAGTATTACTTAAATCATATTCTGTAATTTCTTTTTTGATTAAATCTTCTATATACCATCTAACATCAGCAATATCCATTGCATCTTCGTGTTGAGTACTGCAAACAATTTTATCAATGCTTACAGGTTTATTAACACTGTCATATGTCATAGTTACTTGTGCTTTGCTGTCAGGTAATATCCAACTAGTATTTTGTCTTTCATTTTGTAACCTCTGTAATATTTTATGACTAAAATGTATGGCACTAGGCATATAATTATCTGTTTCGTTACAAGCATATCCAAACATTAGGCCTTGATCACCTGCACCAAATTCATCTGTGCCTAATGCAATGTCTGGTGATTGCCCGTGTAGTTCATTGTAAACTTTTAGTTTTTCCCAATGAAACCCATCTTGTTCATAACCAATGTCTCTAACTATTGCTCTAATAAGTTTGTCAATATACACTTTATCAAATTTGTTACTCTTATATTCACCTGCTAGTGTAACCATATTAGTAGTAACCAATGTTTCTACTGCGGCTCGGTGAGCAATATTTTTATCTATAAGGTAAGTTGCTACAGCATCAGATATTCTATCTGCTATTTTATCTGGATGCCCTTGGCTTACACTTTCACTTGTAAATTGATACATAATTACCTCGTTATTCTTTCTGTTGTTACTTTATCCCAAGTTTCATATTGAATTTGATCAAACGCCTTAGGCGGAAATTGTGGCGGAGTCCAGGGCACAGTACGTTTTCTTTTATAAACAAACTGTAACCAAACTTTCTGTCCGCTCTTTGTTTTTACAGGTTTCCAAGCAAATATTTTTTTCCACTCTGTATATTGTGCGTCTGTAGGTCCTGGTTTCAAATGTGGATACCTCGTATATGCTGGATGCCCATGGGTACCATAAACTGTTATATTTTTTGTTGGATTAATTAAATATTTCTTTCCATCTATAAATGTATATGGGTTCCCATGTTTATCTGTTGTTCCTAACCAATAAGTTATAAAGTTCTTAAAGTTTTCCATCCTTTCTCATTTGCTCTCTAATCTTAGTAGCACTGATATCATGGATAGAATCTTCAAAAACCTCTTGCTCAATTTTATAACCCACATCTCTACCGTAAGTTATATTAAGAATATTTGGAACAGGATAGCATCTAAATTTACCGGCGTATTCTGCCAACTCGTATTCTAAATTATCGCAAATTTCTTCTACTGTCCAAGGATTGCTTTCACTCCTTGGCATATCTCTTACTAACAATGCTACCTGGCCATGTTTTGCTAGTGCTCTTTCAAACAATGCTTTATGTCCCGGGTGGAATGGCTGAAACCTTCCAAGCATTTGTGTTGTTGGTTGTTTTTGCTGGAACTCAGAATCTTTAATATCTACAGCAATTAATCTAGCCCATTTTTCAATCGATTCTTCAGTCCACCAATCTTCTGCTTTTATTTCTATATCTACATTAACTCTATCGTCTGGCTTTTCAAACATTTTGTTAGTATCTTCAAATCTACCTTCCTCTATAGTGTTCATCCAGATAACGTATTCTGGCATAAAGTCAACTCTTAAATCATTTGTAGGGCACACAAAATCTGCTATGCCATATCTACCTTTTGCAACACTTTTGCGTACATAGTCTTGCATACGATTCATTTGTCTTTCTCTGCCTTCAGGAGAAAAATCCCAATCATTAAATTTTTCTCTTATTTCATCGGCATTATACCAATCTGCATTACCTAGTATTTCGACTAGTCTTTTTGCTAACGTTGTTTTGCCTGCTCCTGGCAGACCACACAAAAGTATTCTTTTCATTACTTTCCTTGTAGTTAATTGTATACTATTTAATCAAAGTATCCATCTTCTTCTAGTTGTTCTGGAGTATAGTAGTCTAACGGGTCATGCCACTTTCTATTCACATAACCAACATGAGCATAGTATGCCTTGCCGGTTGTGTCGTTGTAATCATAGTTTGATTCAAGTTCTTCTTTACCGTAGTAAACAGTTTCAACAAGATCTGCAAGGTCACTTTCGCAACTGCCAAATCTCAATTTCTCTGCATCAAACTCTTCGTCAGTGTCTAAGAACCAACATGCAAATGAACCTTTCTCTGAACTGTGAAATGCTAACACAGGCACAGTTTGATCTGCGTATTCTTCATCAATTTCATCTGAACTATAACATTCTCTACTGTACATGTGAGTAGGTTCAACTTCAATTGAATCTTCGTACGCCCAATCATCCGAACCATCTGCTGGTACAGGTGTAACTGTCCAACTGCCATCTGAGTAACAACCGTTTTGGTGTTCTAAGTCATCGATGTCGTGCCAGTAACTGTCTAACATTGGTGGTGCATCAGGATCCTCTAATGCATCGTCTGGGTTTTCAGAATCTTCCCATTCGTCAAAACTAGTAACTGCATCTATAAGATCTTCTTGATCTTCGTGTTTCCAATACTCTACAAAAGTCTCAGGTACTTCGCCGATAGTAAGTTCACCACCGTAATTACCTGCTTCAATTCTATATCTATATTTTGCCATTTTTTTCTCCTTATAACATATCTGAAAAATCAATATTTTTTATTTTATTTGCTTCTTTAACAAATAAAGCACACTTAGGCTCAGGACCATCTTCTAGTGGCACTGATAATAAATGTCCGTTTTTTAATTTTGGAAAATACCATTTTACATCTTGATACACATTTGTAATATTAATTTCTTCTGCTTTTGGCATCCAAGATTTCATTGGGTTTAAAATTGGTGTAACAAACCCTCTATTGTTTAAACTTGCTAATGGAATAATTTCTATTCCACCAAAGTCTTCATCGCTAGTTAAAATACTCCAATCCATGGGCATCTGTAGTTTGTATTCTCCTATTTCCAAGCATATTGCTGGTGCATGAAAACTTTCTAAAAAGATCAACGGCAACCAATAATAATCTTGAAATTCTTCATCACCTGCGTCAAAGACGCAGTACCTTAAATCTTCTACTTCATCCGGGACACGATCTAAATCGTATGCTGTATTTTCTAATGTTAATATTTTCATTTATACTCCACTTTAGTTACTTGAAATCTAAAATTCTGCTCTTTGTAAAATGCTTTTCTTTTTGTTAAATGCCTTTTACTGTACTTACAATTACTTGTTATATCTACTACATTTACATAATCTTTGTCTTGTGCCTTTCGTATACCACGTCCTATACTTTGAATTACTCTGACAAAACTTTTACCTGGTTCCAACATTACCAAATTAAAAATACGAGGTATATTGATACCAACTGCGGCGACACCATATGTTGCAACAATAACTTTGTTATCCATTTCGCTAACTTCTTCGTATTCTTTTTGTCTATCTTTTGTTTTCATAGAGCCACTTACAAATACCCAGTCATCGTTTCTTTCTGCTAACATTTCTCCTGTTGCAATTCTGTCAATCAAAACAAGTGTGTTGCCGTTTGTAGATAAACCATTTATAATTTGACTAATTTGATCTATTCTAGTAGGATCTGTTACAAGCCATTTGAGTTCTTGTGCATAACTATTAAAGCCTAATGCGCCGTCTTGCAGTTGTAATACACTTATATCTAAGTCTGCTAGTACACCCATGTCTTGTAATTCTTTACTGCTTAGATTACCTACAACAGGACCTAAGCAACATGTAACAGCCACAGCCTCATGATCGTCTTTAGGTATAGTACCTGTTAGTCCCCAACGTATTGGAACATTAGCAAATACACCGCCTAATAAGTTTCTCAATACATCTGCTTTTGCTTTATGTACTTCGTCAACCATTATACAGGCAACATCTTGTACAAACACATCTACATCAATAGGCGCCTCACCTGCTTTTGTTTTCTTTTCTAATACAGCAAGACTTTGCCATGTACATATTGTATGTGTTTTATCGTATTCTTTTCTATCACCGTACAATACACCTACGTCGAGACCTAAATTTTTATAATCTTTTTCTGTTTGTACAACAAGATCTTTGTTAGGCACAATTACAATAGTTCTTCCGAACTCCTCGCACTTATGACTCAGCACAGCAGTAATTAATGTTTTACCTGCTCCTGTAGCCACTTCTTGTAAGCATTGGGGGTTTTCTAAAAACTTGTTAATTACATCAACTTGATAATCTCTAAGTATAATTGGGGTGCCTTCAACTGGATGTCCTTTTGGCCATGCTATGTCGTCGTAATCAGTAGAGTTTACTTTGTCAAACTTAATATTCCAAGGTTGTCTTAGATCTTCAACTTCTATACTGTATCCTTCTTGCTGTACAATAGGCAATAACGAATCTAATAAGTTAAGATAAGTTCGACCTCCTATATCACAGAATCTTACACACCCATCCCATCTACCCAATTTGTATGCTGGCATGTGATATGCATAAGGCAAAAAATACTTTGCTTTATCTGAGATTTTGCGTCTTGTTTTGACATCAAGATCAGTAAATTTTACATTTACTTCATCTCTGATTACTAATTTAGTTTTAGGCATAGTTTATTATACTACCATATGTAATTAAATGTCAAGTAATATTCTCGACCTTCATTGTTATAAAATGGAACTATTTCTACTTCTTGATCTAAAACATTTTCTATTTTTAAACTTGCTGTAAAATTATTCCATTTTTTAGTTAAGTAAAAATTTAATTTTTCTAAGTCTTCTAATTCTGCGCCATCGAATGGCCCTGGCTTTCTATCTAAGTTTACAGAATATTTTGCTCTAACTTGCATATCATTATAAAATGTATGTCTGTAATCTAGCGATGCCATATACTTTGCTATTCTAGGTTGTACAGTATCCGTATATCTAATTACAACTTTAACAGGTCCAAAGTTTTGTGTATATTTTGTGCCTTGAGTTTTATAGTCTCCTGCATTGTAATAGACACTGTCTGTAAAATTAAAATCAATTGATTGATCGAATTTATAATGAAAAATGCCTAATGTACCAAAACCAATTTCGTAGCCTATACCTTCTTCAGGCTCTAATAAAGGATTTGCTTGAATAATGCCGTCACCATACCTTTCGTATAGGTTAGGTTTTCTAAAACTTGTTCCATAACTAGCATAAAATAATCCCCTTTGAAATCCTAATCTATATGCATCTTGACTGTCGTTGCCTTTTCTAATTCCAAAGTTGTATTGGTTTCCTAAAACATCAATATTTGCACTTACAAAACCTGCGTAATTATCTTCCGTGATTTCTCCGTATTGTTCCTTACTGTAATCTAAACCGTAAGTAATATCAGACAACATAGATAATTTTACAGTATTTTGAAATCTAAAATAATCTCTGCTACTTTCGTTGATATATGTTGAAACATTATCTGTAAAATATTCTGCATTATTTTCGCTTCTGCCTATTGTGAAGTTTTCATTCCTTATACTAACAACATATCTATCACCGTCTTGCAAACAGTTATTAGATGATTCAAAATCTGCTGTATAACAATTATCAAAGTCATACTCATAGTCTATGTATTTTGCATCTATAGTAAAGTCACCAACATTAAAAGAAAATTTTGCAGACTGATTCGAGTATTCATCTTCTTCTTCATTGTCGTTTCTTGCTTCTTCTGTGGAACTAAAATTAGTAAGTTGAATGTTATTATTTGGTGCAATACTTATAAATTTGCTATCTCCATATCTGTATAAAGAACCTGCATTAATTGTGTCTTCTATCAACACTGTACCGGCAATACTACCTGAGCCGTAAAGTACACCATTAGGACCTGAAATAACTTTAACAGTTTGACCTGTTGCTAAATCATGACCAAAATCATACCAACCACTACCAGGCTCATTAGCAGGCACATCGTTAACAAAAACTGAGGTGTGAACCAATTGAGCACCTGACGGATTATATCCAACAAAGCCACCATAGCCTCCTGCGTTATATGTGAAAGCAGGTATAATACTGCTTATAATTCTAGAACTTGTAATTGGGTTTACATTAAAAGTTTCTACTTTTTGTCCAACTACAATTACTTCCTCAACATCGTCGTTTGCCTTTACTTCACTTGCCCATAACATAAAAAGCATGAATACAAATACAGCATATAAAGGAGACATGTTGAGATGAAAGTTTTTATCAAAATTGCTCATTCTTCTCCAAGTTAATTAACAGTTTTAATTATACACGAAACACACACAATGTCAAGTGTTTTCTTAAAAAATGTGCATAAAAGAGAAGCCCCCGAGAACCGGGGGCTTCAAAGTGTTCGATTGTGGGAGGACTAGTTATCGAACACTAGGGGGGAACCCATACTACTATTTAGTAGGGGGTTCTGACTAGGACTCATAGATATTGATCCTAGTCATACATGTTGACTCTGAAAGTTCTTTCCAAGTCTTTGGAGACATCTTTCTGAGGTCTGCAATCTTGAGAACCATACGCAATGATATCTCACGAAGCCTATTAGCCTTCAATACCATAAAGTCAACAATTTCTTTATTACCTTCGTCACCAAAGTTATACTCGTCTAACATACCATCTCGTACAATTTGATTAATTCGAAGGAACCTATCACTAACACTATCCATTTCTAAGTCAATGTAGTGACATCTTGACATAAGAGCCTCTAAGTGATCTTTAATTTTTTTACTTTTAACATTTTCAAAGTTCACATTTGTAATAAAGATACAACCACCTTTGAACTCAAACCTATCAGGTATACCTTCCCTACGCAAAGCATTCGATTCTGCTTTCCAAGAAATGTATCTTTTCTTACCTGAGTCTAAAACAGCCTTAAGCATGTTCAAACATACTTCATCAAACAAGATGCTATCACAGTCATCAAACACTAGGATATCACCTGGGTTTGAATTGTTAAACAATGTTTGATACAAACCAATTGGAGTCATAGAACCTTTTACAACTTCAGTTCTAGGTGGCTTACCAGCCAATTTAGTCATTGCATCATATTCATCGAGAATAGTTTCAACACCAAACGACTTACCAACACCAGGAGGGCCTGATACAATCAAACCTCTAACAACTTGGTTTGCAACTGCATCAGTCATTTGATCTAAGATCTCAAAACGACCTTTAATTCTATCCATTGCTTCTTCTGGAGTTTCTTTTGCTTTCTCCTCTTGTTGGGCAACTGGATTAGTGATCTTGAATTCTTCTTGATTAGAAGGTTCAACATCAGCAGGTGTTTTAAGTAATACACGAATTTTGGTAGCATCAGGACCCATTAGTGCTGAACCATCAACAGTAATGAATGGACCTTTCTTACCAAATGAAAGTGGCTTTACCACCGGAAAAACCGTATCTTTAATAGGTGCGTTACGGTATGTACCTTTTTTTACTTTTACAAAGTTTGTCATATTAGCCTCCCACAGCATTAATAAACAATATAAATATTATAGCAAATCTTCCGGATTTGTCAACCGAAAATTACGCCTAACATCATTAAAACAAAAAGATAAGCAAGTATTCTACCAATAAAAGTTTCAAAACCACCATCAATGATAGCACCCATCTCAGATAGGAAAAACCATCCAAATAGTCCTAAAATTAATATTGTAAATAAAAACATCTTATCTCCTTACCTTACACATATAGTATAGCACCAAATGGAGATTTGTCAACCAGAAAAAGTGGATTTTTATGAAGATTTTTGAAGTTTTTTGTGGGCTTTTTTGAAGATTCTGTCTGCTCGCCACAGTATATATTTGATTCGTAGAGATCTAAACCAAGTAGTAGTTTTGTTCCATAGTTTTTTCATTATATCTCTCTAACAACAATTACACCGTATTGATCCATTGCAACTGTTTTGCAATTAATTCTATTTATTACATCATACACTAAATCAATCATTTTTTGACTATTTCCGCATATAATTGTTAACGGTATGTCATCTTGATACATCAATATAAAATTTTCGACTTTTAAGTCAACTTCATGATGTCTTGTACCATGCAGATCTAATTTTTTCATAATCGTAATTTGTAATTAATTTGTGGTTATGATCTAAAATTGGTAGCATATCTATATACATTTCATGCAGTTCATCTAGTGACTTATTTGCTAACTTTTTAGTTTCATCCACAATCATTTTAGTTCTCAATTCGCCGTTAGGCTCATTATCATAATCTTCATTCCAGTAATTGTTAAATGTTTTAAATCCTAATTGTTTTAGATAATCTAGTGTGCCTGTAGAACATTGAACCAATTGTGGGTGCCAATATAACATAGGCCTAAATATTTTTTCTGTTAAAAACAACTCTTCATGAAAAGATCTCATGTGACTGTTTATTTCTTCGTCGTCATGATAATCGCAAAGTGTATAACATTCACTGCTTTCTGTTGTAACAGTAAAGTAGGTATTTTCGTAAATGTGACTATAATCACCTACCTTATTCCAATCTCTAATAAAACCTTCCTTACCATGGAATAGTTTTCCATACAATTCGTCCCAAGTGCCTACAATATCAAACTGTATAGGACACATTGCTTCTAACTCTGCTGGAAGTTTGCCATGATGAATATAGTGATGAAAACTTATTAAGTTATTTTCAGTATCTAACATATCCTGCTCATAGAATTCTTTTAACATCATCATTCTATGTGGCAACATGTTTGCATTCAGACAGTTAAATTTCTTTGTTCGCTTTTGTATGTTAGGACCAGTTGGTATAAAAATATCCTTGTCTGATCGATACAGCCTAATACCAAAATTACTTAGACGTAAATTTATTTTTTCTGAATCGTTGCAATAAAGTGAATGCCATTTATTGTACACATCTTTGCATTTAGCATTTGTAACTACAACTGTGATATTGTATAGAGGAATATTATACTTATTAGCAAACTGGTGTATTGCGTTAATATACCATTTACCATCGATTAGCAGTGTAGTTCCTTCAGATTCATATAAAAAATCTATCTGTATATCTTCAGGATTTGTGCCATTTTGAATTTCTTGAACTATTGCTTGTGTTTTTGTTTTTGTAAAATCTTCAAAAGCAAACCAAAGTCTTTCGTCGCAGTGATTTAAATCTACCCTAAATTCATGCATAGTAGGGAATGTTTTCGTAATCAAAATTTACGAGGTGTTCTTGATTGTGTTTTAATATAGGCAACATGTCAACATACATTTCATGCAGTTCTTCTTGTGATTTTGCATTAAGTTTTTTAATCTCATCAGTGATTAAATTTATTCTTGCATGGCCATTTACTGCTGTATCGTAATCTTCGCTCCAATAATTACTAAACGTTTTAAATCCTAATTGTTTTAAGTAGTCTAATGTTCCTACAGAGCCTACAATAATTTGTGGGTGAAGATTAAAAAATGCCCGTACAGTTTTTTCTGTTATAAAAAGTTCTTCGTGAAACTCTTTCAAGTATTCATTTATTTGATTATTTGTATGCCAGTCTGCTAGTGTATAACACTCGCTACCTTCAGTTGTTACAGTGAAATAAGTGTTATTGTAAATGTGACTGAAATCGCCTGTAAACTGTACGTGATTTTCTAATAATTTATTTCTAGGTTTATCGTATTCTATAGGTAAAACTATTTGAGGATTAGGTTCTACTAATAACTCTTCATCGCGGTTAAAATGAAAACTAATAATATTTTCTTCAGTGTCAAGTAAATCTTTTTTATGCATCTCGTTTAATAACATAACTCTATGTGGCATTGGATTGCCATTTAAGCAATTAAACTTCTTTGGTCTTTTGTTGAGATTTACTTTTGGTTTTTTAATAGGTGGTTCCCATCCATAGGGTGTGTACAGTTGAAATGCATATTTTTCTAATGTGTGATTGATCTTATCTTCATTGGGTGCATGTAACTTATGCCACTTGTTATACACTTTGTTAAATTTTGCATTGGTTACTTTGACAGTAATATTTTTTAATGGAATTGAATATTTGTGTGCAAAGTTATGTATTGCTCGTATATACCAATAATTATCTACTAAGAGTAACGTGCCCTCTGGTCCATAAGAAAAAGTTACATGGATATCAGAAGGATTTACACCTCTTTCTATACTAGAAACTAAATCAGTTGTTAAGGTTGTAGTAAAATCTTCAAATTGATCCCATGCTAACTCGTCACAGTCTGATAGATTATAATGATAATTATTCAAGTACAATATCCTCCATTCCCGCAGTTCTTAATCTGGTAATATGACCTATTTGCCATTGCTTGGCATCAAGACCTTTCATTATACCTAAGTATTTATTGCGGAGGAGGGCAAATTGATTTGATAAATGTGTAAGTGTTATAACAGACTCTTCACCATCGACAAACTTTTCTGCATCTCTACTGCTAAGTTGTCTGTTATAACTCTCGAGATATTTTCTAAATACTTTACTGCGTTCTCTACGCAATTCGATATTTAAGTGTTCTAGTATTGCTTCAATCTCTTGTAATTGATTAAAGCGATGTTCTGTGATACCTGGTAAGGCAGAACTGGATTTCTCCAGACTGCCTTTTATTTTTACTTCGTACTTGGCACTGTCGAGTTCAGCCTCATAGTACTCTATTGAGTCAACAATATTTCCTAAATCTGCTGTAACTTTATTATACCATGTACTCATAATTAATATTCCCAGTCATCTTCTTCGTCATCTTCATCTTCATAACCAAGTTCAAGATGACTTACGATTGCGGCTTTCATCATACTGTCAAAAGAATGTAGTTCGTTTTCTACTTCAGAAATGTCTAAATGTTCATCGAATGTTCTAACAATTTCTTCCGCTAACTCAACTCTGTCTTTTTTAGGTAAGTGTGATTTTAGTTTATCCCACAATTCATATAAGAGTGCTACTTCAGGACTCATCTACGATCTCCTCCATTTCAGGTTCAAAATCATCAGGATCAGCATCTAACTCAACATCATTTTGTGCTAGTGGATTTTGACCCCATTCGTCTATAATTATCTGTAGACGTTCGCCAGTCCATCCTTTTCTGAACTCTTTGATTTCTTCGCCTGTAACGGGAGAAATGTAAGATAGTTTATTTCCTACTTTTTCTACAATACCTTTTGATTCAAGCATCTCCAATAGGCCACTATATGGATCCATACCTGTTTCATATGGTATTTTGATTTGCACACCTTCAAACGGTTTACTGTAACGTGACTTCATCACTTTACATGCCGCTCTAATACCTTGCACGGTTGATGTTTTATTGCCGTCTGCATCCTCTTTGAGTTTGAGTTTTTTCATCGCAACAACAATACTTGACGCATAGATAAAGCCTTGACCGCCACTGATCTTATCATCTGGGTCAAACATATCTTGCGATGCGTATGTGTGGTTAGTTGCAATTAAGGCAATTGGAAATGGTGCAATCTGGTTAACTGTGTTTCTAACCAAGGCAGTTAATGCCTTAGGTTTTCTACCCATATCACCTTTCATGTCACCTTTCTGAAACTGGTCTACGTCAGTTGGCGTAAGTAACATACCTAAACTATCAACAACAAATACTAACTTTGGCATTTCTTCATATGGAAGATCACTGTAGTTTGCTTTGTAGTCTTTCATAAATTCACTAATTGCTTTTGCAACATCGTCAATCATTGAAACACTGATTTTTAATAGTTTTTCAGGTGATGTATCAACGTCAAGTGCTTGTAGCCACTCTTCATCAAGTGCATTTTCTGAATCAAATAACACTACTTGACAACCCATATCTTGGGCTGACTTTACAAGGTTACCTGAACATATAAACGATTTACCAGAACCGGATTCACCTGCAAAAACACTTACTTTACCTAAAGGAATTCCTTTGTTAAAATCACTACTAATTAAGTAGTTTAGTGTGTAGTTGCCTGTGCTAATCCAGTCTACTGGATCGTGGAATCCTGCACTAATACCACTAATACTTTTAGTGATGCCAGTACGGAACTTAGTTAAGTCAAATGGTTTCTGCATAATGTAACTCCTTAAGACTGTCTGTTACGAATCATGTTCAGAATATCATCTGCTGATTTTTTCCCTGCGTCTGCTGACTCTGTTGCAGTTGCTGGTGCTGGTGTAGTTTCTACTGCTGGAGCAGGCGTTTCTACTGCTGGAGCAGGCGTCTCTACTACAGTCTCAGTTACAGGAGCCACACTCTCTTTTGCAGGCTGTGATACTGCTGGAGCAGTTTGTGCCTGTGGAGTAGTTGCCTGAGTTGATGAGCCTGTATCAAGTCCATAGGGCTTATAAAAGTTAGCCCATTTTGAGGGATCATATTGATCACCGTTTACACTTGCTTCAAACATTTCAGCGATTGCTTGTACACCTTCTGCAGTTGGTTTAGCAGGAAGGAAATCATTTAGATTAAACAAACCATGAGTATCAATCGCTGACAATTCTGTTTCAGTAAGAGCACTTTCTTTTCTTGCCCATTTTGAAGTTGAATAGTCTGCATATTGACCTTTTGTAGTTTTTGCTAATCTAAAGTCAGTACCGTTAACATAATCAGTAGGCATGTTTTCCATTTCTGGATCCATTAATGATGCCTTAATAATGTTAAAGATTTGAGGTCCAATTACAAATCGTCTAATTGGATTTTCTGGAGTCTCTTCATTCAGAGGATTTTCAGTTACAAAACCTTGGAAGATATAAGATCTTTTTTTCCAATATTTTCTGCCCATCTCTTCTAATGAAGGATCTTTGAACCATGGACGTACTTCTGTAAGTACGGGACAAGTTTCATTCCACATTTCCATACAAGGAACTTGTACAGTAACTGGTTTGTTATCACCACCTACTACTCCTGGAAATGTAAGTCTAATCATTTGTCTTTCTACCCAAAAGAATGTATTGTCAGGATCAGAGTCAGGTAAGAACCTAAGAACTGCTGATGTTCCTTCGTCTATATTCCAAAATGGGTAAATTGCGTTGTCACTTTGTGACGGACTTGAGGATGAACCTTTCGATTCCATGTTGGCGAGTTTCGCCCTTATTTCTGCTAATGAGGCCATAATAATTTTCTCCTATTTGTGCCATGTTTGCCATGTTTGTTATGTTTGTCATAACTGTTTCTATATAATAATGCCAAGATAGAAAAAAGTCAAGTACTTTCGTACCAATTTTTTTCTAACACTCTTATTTAGTATTTTACTTGCAGTTTAGTCTACAAATTGGTCCATAAAGGACTCATACTGTGCTTCTGCTGTTATTTGTTGTGCTTGTGGTTGTTGACTATTAGCACTTAACAAACAACTTTTGATAGCACCATATTCAAACTGACTAAGTCCGCTACCAGCATTAAGTTTTCTGCTAATACCCTGTAAGTAGTTTCCTAACTTAGGATCTTTTGCTGAAAAACCTAATTGACTAACTTGATAACCAAGTTTAGCATGAGGTGTTGCAAAATCCATTACATCACTCTCACTTAGTAAGTTCTTAATATTGCTAAATGATTCTTTTTTGATTGCTTTAGTTAAGTAACTTTCAAATGCTTTTCTTTTTACAGAAAGTGTTTTTAAGTTGTCCATAACGTTTGCAACTTTGTCATCAAAATGTGTTTCTGTGAACAATGCTTCAATATCTGTTGTATCTTCATCTAATTCGATATGATCATCAGTTTCGGATAAACTTTGAATGGCAGTTTCATAAGTTTTTGCACCTGATAATCTTTTAAATGTATCTCTAATGTTTTGTACGTTTTCTATAGCAAGGTCAACATACGTTTGATTGTCTTCGTTAACTAATTTAGATCTTCTTACATAATTTACAAATTGTCCTAATGACTTATAGTCAGCGGCCATTTCAACTATTTTAGTACCAACTTCATCAAATGTTTGACCACCTTTTTGTAAATGCCTAGCCATTGCTCTGGCCATTCCTAAATTATTTTCAGGTAGTTTAAATACTTCCTCACCTCTTTTAAGTAAGATACTATGTATATTTCTACTTCTAGAACCTCTTACTTCTTCGTTAACAGGTTTTGTATGTCTTACAACAATAGTAACATTATCCAGGCCTTGATAACTTGACCTAGTACTGCCACTCATTGTGCCAAAACCTTCCATTACATCTGCCATGTCTTTCTCCGAATTCTTTACAATATCTGCTTGTTCGCCTTTTGCTTTTATTTTTTTATCAAATACTTTGTAATCAAAATCTAATAAATAATCATTTGCTAACTCTTTTAACATATTTCTAAGTTTATGTTCTGATAAGTCCTCACTAGTATTTAAAATAATAGTATCAGTATTTTTATCTACTCTAACTAGTACATTAGGTTCTTCTACAACAAATCTTGTTGATTGTGTAGGATCAATACTGAGCTTACCTTCTTTATTAAAACTTTGGACTTCGAATCCAAAACCTTTAAGGAGGTTAAAAACTTTTTCTGAAATTTGTTCTAAATTGGTAGCCATACAACTATTTATCTTCTAGAGGAGGCCTACTGGCATAGGTCCGTCAATATCATCATCGTCAAAAATGTCTGCACCCAAACTACTGTTCATAACATTATATACATCGTCTTCAAATGTACTAATATATTCTATCATTCTTATCCCTAATACTAATGCCATAACTAAGTCGTCACTTTCGCCTGGCTTAGATGCAAAACTGTTTGCTCTTGCAACAAAGTTTTTAAGTTCGCTTAATAGTGGCTTACTAGAAATTTTTAATTTGTCATTTTCAATTAATCTTTTTAGTTGTAAACATGCTTCTACTTTTGTTTTATGTCCTGTATGGAAACCTTTACGTCCTTTTTTACCTTGTATTTTCTTAGGTTCGTGTATAAATTCTCCTGGAAAAGATTCTTCTCCTGTATCTCTAATAACTACTAACGCCGCTTCTCCAATAGTATTATTTTCCACACTCCAGTAAATGTTAAATGCACCTTGGTTCTGAATATATACCATTATGTCCATCATCACTTTAATTTGGCCTTCTATAGGAGTTTTATTATGGCTCCATTCTGCAACTTGATTCATACTTGGCAATTCTATAACTTGAATTGCGGCATTATCGCCACCTGTACCAGATGATGGATCTAAACTTACAACATAAGTTTTGCTGGGATCAATATTTTTATACCAACGTGTTTGCCCCATTTTTAGCATTGGGTCTACGCCCTGCATTTCTAAAAGTTTAAGTGGTGCAATAAGTGTTTCGTCATAGATAACAAACTCACATTCGTGTTCTCTTCTAAATCTTTCCTCACCTACTCTATAACGTTCTTCATCAGCCCACTTTTCATCACGTTCTGGGTGTTGGTCCCATTTGGCAAGTAATGCCTTAAAACCATTTACACCAACATCGTTTTCATTACCATATTCATCAAACAACTTATTTGCTTGTTGCCAAATCATAGCAAATGTATCGTCATCACTGTTTGGTGTACTAGTAATAATACATTTACCACCTGTTGCTAATGTTGGAGACAATGCCGTCCAAAACTCTTTTGCAACATTGTTTCTCACAAATGCAAACTCGTCTAAGTATATAAGTGTTAAGGACATACCACGTCCTGTATTTTCTGTTGTACTGCTACTTACTATTCTACTGCCATTATCAAATTCAATAGAGAATCTATTATAATTTACAACACCTGCACGAATATGGTCTGGTGTACTTTCGTATGCAAATCTAACTCTCTGCATAATTTCACTAGCACCTGCTTGTTTGTGAGCCGCTACTAGTATTGTACTGTCAGGCTTAAACATAGCATACCACAGCAGGTATCCAGCCGCTACAGTGGTTTTACCCATCTGCCTGCCCAGCATGTTAATACTAAATCTATAATTGTTGTAATTCTCTACTAGATCTTCTTGATAATCATATGGATCAAATTTCATTGCTCCTCTAACAGGATGTTGAATCATCATGAATTTTTTCATAAAGTACATTGGACCTTCTTTATCGTCGCAACACTTTTGAAATTCTTTTAATTCGTCAGTACTATAAGAGGATTTTTTATAACCCTGTTTGATTAAACTGGTATCTGCTGTTCCTTTAGCCATACTACTATTTATATAGCAATTGGCTATAAAACTCGAAAATTTAGTTTAGGAAAGTTTTTGTGCTAATTTATCTTTTAATGCATTAATAATAACACTTTTGTCTGTGCTATATGCAGGCATCTTTAAGATACTTGGACCATCTGTTTTAGGTTCTTCAACATCATCACAACCGCAGTCATCATCAACTTCTTTGTCCATTGGTTCTTCTGCATGGTCATCTGACTTAGGTAATGTAATACCAGCAAGTCTTAATACGTCATGTAACTCGTCCATGCTTTTTGCATTAGCACTAATAGTTACACTAGCATCACCTTGTCTTTTAGTTTTGCTGTAAGTAACGTTTTCAGAATCTTGATCTTCTTGTGGCATACCCATCATTGGATATGATTCCATTAAATTAAGAAGTTTTTTATTAAGATCTAAATCGTTCATTATACTTTACCGTTACCATGTTGTGCAATATTATCAACTTGCTTAGCCTGTTCTGCACCTCTGCCCATGTTTGGAAGACCCATCATTGCGTCTGACATTGGTCTTAAGTTGTCTCCCATTAGCTCATCCTTGCTAGGATAGTTACTGAAGTATCTTGCACCTTTTTCTGCTTTGATTTTTTCTAGTTCTGCAAGGAATTTCTTATTGTATTCTTCACCAAAGAACGCAGTTTTGAAATCAACATCAGCATTTTCATTTTCGTAATGTGCCATTTCTTCGTTGTTTAATTCTGCATCTTCTTCAGATACAAATCTATCTTTGTCCATTTTAAGTCTTTCTTCAGCCATATCTGATTCAATTCTTCTTGGCTCTTTGATGCCGTAGCATAATACTCTTTCGTGATTAAGACCTAGGTTAACTGCTAACCATACTTCTAAGATTCTTTCGTTGACTGGATACTTTAAGACGATATCAGTACTGCATACTTCACTGATGCACATAGTACCTTTTGCTCTAACAAAATCTTGTGGATTTTCTTGTATAGGTGTTCTGTTAAATGCAGAAGCACTAACCAAGTCGTACTTTGCTAAACACTTTTCAATAATATCCAAATGCTCACTACCGCAATCGTGTGCGAGTTTAATTCTGTAAGCATACTCTTTTTTAAATGATTCTGTTATATAATCTTTAAGTTTCATCCGATAACTCCATTGCTACACTTATTTATCATTTTTGGTTAATTATTTTTAATAACTCATTTCTATCATATACTGTTGCTTGTATATTTTCTTCGTTATCGCCAGATTGCTTATCTAATCTTGCCTTTTTAATCATTAAATCTACTTGCTGTAGTTTGGCTTTTGTTTTTGCATCACTGGCCTCTAATGCTATTTTAAGCATATTACTAGCCTCTGCAAACACTTTACCTGCCGCCATATCACTTACATTCATACCTAAATTCATAAGTTGTTCGTAACTGTCTATTGCTTTCCGGCCTATGTCGTCCATTTCAGATTCATGTGATTCAAGTCCTCTAATTTCTTTGAATGCACTATTAATCTTTTCACTGATCGACATTTGCTCTTTGATTTCTACGATTTCATTCTTAGAATCTTCTACTGTTGGAGTCTCTTCTTTTTCTTCTGCAAGAGCCTCTTCAATGGGTGGCAAATTAAATTCTTCTTCTAGTTT